GTACTCAACCCATGTGGTGAGTTCGTTGTCATTATCGACTGTACCCTCTTGCTTTACAAGCAAAGATTCGTCCATGTCGCCTTTGGTTGTGGTTACAAGTGCCATTACGCTATCCTTATAATTGCTGATGTGTTTGATACAGCGGGAAACTGCACCGTGAATGTTATTGTTGAAGTCTTATCTGCACCAAAATCTAATACGCAAACTGCGGGGTTTCCACCACCGCTTTGATAAATCAATGCACCACGGGCAGTGAGAGCCGAATTCCAAGCTGCATTGTTGAATGATATATACGCTGTATTGCCAGAGTTACCTACCGTGGGAGTTTGCGCAATTGTGAGTGCCAGCCCACCAGCCGAGTACCCAGAAGCCACAACCTCGCCCGTAGCCGTATAAGCCGTGGTAGACGCATTAAGCGTGGCTGCATTGGTATAGAGTGCAATATAAAACGTCCCCGAAGTGAAGTTAAACGTGCCGTTCATTAGCCCCGTCTTAAAGACGTTGCAAGAGAAGTTGCCGGTAAAAGCCATTAACGCACCCCGTTATTCTGAGGCAACGGCGCTTGGCGGTACTGCCCACTGCGGTATGCGTCGGTACGCTCCATGCCGTCTCCAAGGCGTTTAGCCAGTGCAAGAGCTTCTTTATACTTGGCGTCATATCCAGTGATGATATCGACCTCACCCTTCATAAAGGTGTACGCCTCTACCAAAGCACCATACAACAACACGGTATCAAAGTTGTCTCCAAGCCATGTCTGACCAGAAGCGACGGTAGTAATTGACTCTGGGTAGTAATAGTAGTGCAACTCCACGTAATAGGCGGCATCAGGTGTCGGGCCAACAATAAGTGACAGCTCATTTGAGATTGCCCCATTGATAATTGTTGGGCCAAACAAAGCGTAGTATTTTGGCACCCCTGTATCGTTTGGCGCTGGGTACGCTTGACGTATGAAGTTCACATCTTTGTTCAACAAATACTCAAACGTGCCGGTATCCAAGTTAGCGCTCGTAACACCTGTCACCAACGCCAAAGAGTACACAGACAAAAAGTCATCAGGCAAAGATATGTACTTGTTGTTTACAGTGATTGGGGTGTACTGGTTCTTGCGTAATGACGGGAACTGCACTGAGTTGTATATACGTTGTTCAGCCTGCGTAATGAAAGTATTGATCTGCGTAGTCGCATTAACCGTACTCCCACTCGCAAGGTATACATCGGGGAACTGATTCTCCGTGTATGTCTGAATCGTGTTATACAACGACGTATAGTTCATGCCATCGGGCCTCGTGCCATCAGACCTTTAGTAGCTGCGCCAGTACCACGGACTTTGATGCCGTCGGTTTTGACTTGCTTTTTATCAACGTTTTTGCTGATGTTGCCAACGCTCATGTTGACCGCGTCTGCTTTGCTGCTATTTGGCTCTTTGCCGGGATTAGCCTCGACATTGACAACTTTACCAGACATAGTGTGTGGTTGTGCATAGACGCTGGCACCGCCAACTTCTTTGCCGTCTCGTTTCATGCTGAATTTAGCCATTATTTGCCTCGCTGATTTGCAACTTTAGCCATATTACGGCCCATACTCATCATCATCTCGTTGGTCTTGCCGCCTTTGGCTAATTTAGTCATAGGCTTGCCGGGGTGGAGCTTTTTCTCATGCTTGTGCACTGCACCAGCAATCATCTTTTTGTCTTGTTTCAAATCTTTTTTGTCCATTTTGAACTCCTAAGTTACAACTACCGTTACTGTACCAATTTCTACTGCCATAGCCAAGTTATTTGGGGTCAAAACTGCATCAAAACTGGACGAACCCCCAACTGGGTTCCAGCCCCACTGAAATACCCGACTACCACCACCGTTAAAACCGTCCGCCAACAAGCCAGAAACTTGGTAACTCAAATCAGGACGTGGGTCGCGTATCCCTTGCGGGTCGTCCACTGGGTACATACCCAACTGCAACTGTGGCTGATCTGGATCCCAGCACTGGGGGCACACTTTCAAGTCATACGTCTTGGTCTTGACAACAAGCTTTTTAAGCAACGTAAGTTTGTACCCGAAGCCACATCGGTCGCATATGGCAATTGAGTTCTTGCCACTGGCAAACCGGTTACCCATTATCCGCCCCCAATAAACATCTGCCTAGGCACAAGACGCAACGCAGCGCGTTCCTGATCTTCATCAGCCGCTGTCATCCATGCCTCGTCATACTGCGCTTTAAGGACTTGCAATCTCTCCATACCACCCGGCACTTTCAAAGCGATGTAGTAGGACAAGCCAGCCACCATACAGGGCACAAAACGGAAGGGTACGTCCATTACATTGACACCGTTACCAGCGTCTTGCACGCGACGCATACGCCAGTAGACAAACTGATAGGTCTGGGAGCCGTCAGGCGTAGGCCACATGGTCACGCGGGGTACGTTATTGATATAAATCTTGGCATTGGCACTTGCAGTATGGGCAGCAGCCGTAGTTCCGTTCTGTCCACGGAAGCAGTTGCTCAAAGTGTTGCCATCAATGTAGTTGTAGAAGATGGTTTCGCTGTCAAGGTCGATGTAACCAATGGCAGGAAGCCCAACTACGTTGGACAAAACGATTGTGTCTGCTGTAGCGTTGATACTTGTTGCCAAAACAGCCGTTGTTGGCATGATTTGACCGTCCAAACGCTGATACCAGACCTGAATTGGCCGTGCTTGCGTCAGTTTGTTGGGTAAAGTAGCGTATGTAGACACGCTAATGCGTGTAATTGTCAAATCTGACTGAGTTGACTGTACATTTGGCTGTGTTCGGATGACATGATCGAGCAAATCGACGGTGTCTGTGGGTATTGCATAGGTGTTCAAGCCTTGAGTTAGGGTGATCGTGCCCTGCTCGAACGTCCACATGTTGACACCGCGATTTGCCCAGTCAGCAAACAACAAGTTCAGCGACCGGCGAGCCGTTTTCAGGTCATATCCGGTGCGCAACTCTGAACCAGCACGCTCAAACGCCTCCTCCACTATTTCGGTGAGGTCTAAATTAAAGCTTGCTGACCCAGAAGTTGTTGCCATTAAACCATCTCCGCAGTTTCATGCGCTTTCAAAAGACCTTTTAAGCGTTCAATTTCTTTGTCCCGCTCTTCCAGCTTACGCATAAGGCTGTCGTTCATATCAGCCCACATCACAATCTGTTCCATGCGCTGCTTATGATCCCTGTGCATGAGTTCAAACATGCGCTCAGACATTTCAATTTGCTTTTGGATGAAAGTAACCATTATCTAAATCCCGCTGTTTTCTTTGCCACTTTGGGCGGTTGTTTTACAAACTGCTTTCCGGCTTTTTTCCCCGCACGTTTTGCACGCGTTGTTGCAGCGTACTCAGAAGGGCTAAGACTTTTAATTGCAGCTTCAGGAAGGTATCTTTCACCTGTGTCAGAAGATTTTTTACCACTTTTGGTTCTCCATTTTTGATCGCCCCAGTTTTTAAGGGATTGCTGCGGCGCTTTCAATCTCGATATCCCCCACCAGCAGCCTTGTACTTCTTGGCTACCAACTGAGCTTTTCTTGCTGACCATTGACCAGCACCAGTGCCATGCGTTGCCGCAGCTTTTACTTGGCTGACTATACGTTTCCTGAGTTCCGGTTTCGTATAGTTCCCAGCCGCGTTGACTTTCCCACCCTCTTTGTACTGGGTAAAGTCGGTGTCATCCCTGCGTGGTTTTTTAACGCCTTTGGGCATCTTTGAAGGACTGATGTCGCCCATACCACGCGAGGGCCTCATACCATCCGACCTTTGGTCTTGCCTTTGACGCAACAGCCATCTGCACGAGAAGAAGCGCTGGAGACTTTGCCACCTTTTTTGTAGCCTTCTTCTTTAAGACCTGCGCGTTCACCTCTGCGGGCTGCCGCACGTTCTTGCATACCAGTTTTTTCTGATAAATAAGCATCAGCGTCAGTAAACTTATCGCCAACGTACTGTCCAGCCCTCTTTACGTAGGCCGCTGGGGTTCCAAGCACGCCGCCCAGCCTGTCTGCTTCTTCTTGGCGTTCGCGCCCTATTGTGCGTCCGTACTCGCGGCCTTCGTCTTCTACCTTTTTAAGTCTTGCGCTGCGCTCTGCAAGGTAGTTTGTTTCTTTAGGTTTTTTGTCAGCCATGATTTAATCCTTAACAGGCTTTGCCGCCCATATTCATTTTGACCATCTTGCCTTTGGTTTTACCCTTGGACTCAACGCCGCCGCCTTTTGCCATTTTCTTCATTGGCATCTCTGATTTTTTACCTGCTGCCATTGCTTTTTTCTTTGCAATCATTTCCATGAAAGGGTTTGCTTTAGCCATATCACCACCTCTTTTAAAAGTTTTGCCTTTGTCGGCGTTTGAAAAATCTTTGCCCACTGACTGCGGGACTCCGGCTTTCTTGGCAAACGCTGGATTGTGGGCCACCGCTTCCATGAAATTGTGTTGTTTCTTACTCGTGCTCGGCATCATCTGCCTTCTTTTTACGCCACAGCGTAGAAAACTCTTTCCCTGTAGCCATTTCGTAAATGCGCATGACACCCACTACCGCACCAATTAAACCAAATATGGGTGTAAGTAAGTTCAAAAATGTACCAAGTGTGGTAAACACTGCTACGACGTCCAGTACATTTTTTACGTTGTCTGTTTGTTCGGTCATTTAAACCATCCTGCCTTTGGTTTTGCCTTTGACGCAACAGCCATCTGCACGACTAGATGCACTAGAGACTTTACCGCCTTTTTTCATGCCTTGGGCGTTTTGATAGAGTTCCGGATGTTGTTTGCGCATAGCCTCACGCAAAACATCAAAAGCACTTGACTGTTTTGGTTCTCTAGGGGCTGCCCCGGGCGGGGCTGCTCCAAAATCTTTTGCTGTATCTGAGAGAAAAGTCATGTTTTCCTCAACACTTCCATCTTGCTAGAGAAGCCGCCTTGCGGGTGGGCTTGCCCTTTTCATCTTTCATCGGGCCGGGCATACCAGACATACGTGCGCAGAAAGAGTCCTTACGCTTGCCGCCTTGTGGCTGCGGAGCTTTCAAGTTGCTTCCTGTTGCTGCGTTGTATTTGGCACGACCTTTGGCAGTCAAGCCCGCCCCCTTGGAAGCGGGTAGTTTTTCACCACGACCGACAGCGAGGGAGGGGGTCTTCTTAGCCATAGTAAACGGTCAAGTGTGCGCTAGCTGGCAGTGAAACATAAACGCCGTTGTAGAACCTGATACCTTCCCCCGGGATTGCC